TTATGATTGTTACCGCATGGCAAAACAGACCCCTGACTACCATGCCTCGTTTATTAACGAGCGAGAGGGTTCGCACTTTATCCCAATAGCCTTTCCGCACGACGGATATCAACACGATAAGGGCTCAGGCACGACATTGGCAGAACAATATAGAGCCTGCAATGTCAATATGTTGCCCTTTCACTTTGAGAACCCACCTGCATTAGGCGAGAAAAAAGGTGGCAATAGTGTCGAGGCAGGCATTATGGACATGCTCACACGCATGGAACAAGGTAGATTTAGAGTATTTAACACATTATACGATTGGTTTGAGGAATTCAGGCTATATCACAGAAAGGACGGAAAAATAGTGAAAATAAGAGACGATTTAATGTCAGCAACACGATATGCGGCGATGAGCTTAAGGCACGCACGCATTGAAACATCACGTTGGAATCAATCAGGTCCATTAGCACCTGAGGTGAATATCGTATGATATTAGACAGATTTGGAAACCCAATACCCAATATTAACCCATTTGTTGGACCGAAGTTACCGCCAGGCGGCATACCAAAACCTGGATTTTTTCAATCAGGAGGTTTGGGTGGTAGAATGATGGGTGGGGCTGCAACTTTTGGTCGAGGTCTTGGTCGAAATCTTTTGACTTTAGGATTAACAAACCCTTACGTTGCTGGAACTGTTGGGATTGGCTTAGGCTTAGGAGCACTTTCAGAATATTTTGCACCAAGCAGTATCACAAGCATGTTACCTAATAAAATTTTCGGACAAGACATAACTGCTTTTAAAGACTCAAGAACTGACGCAGCACTCAATGCTAGAGCAGAAGACATGACAGTTAAGGAAGCAAGAGATTTTTTTAGGGGGAGAATGCCAGGTGAGCAAGGATTTGGTGTCGATTTGACCATGAATGACGACGAAATTATAGATTTTTACAATACAACTATCGATATGGAGCAAAAAGCTGTAGAAGACGCAGAAGCAGCGGCAAAAGCAGCAGAAGCAGGACAATTTGGCTTACAAGACGCATATATGGCTGCACAATTACTTAGAATGACAGGATTGTTAGGCAATAATCAAACACCAATTAGAATGGTCAATCAATTACCACAAAGAGGACTTCTGCTTGACGAAGAAGATATGTACGGAATGAGAAGGATATAATGGCTAAAAAAATGACAGAAAATGAGTTATTGGCTTACATTGGCTCAGAAATAGACCTTGCATCAGGTCACATGAGCAGCGAATTGTCTGCACAGAGAGAAGATGCCATGAAATACTATCTCGGTGAGAAGTTTGGCAACGAAATTGACGGCAGGTCAGAGATTGTAACCACCGATGTGCGAGATACAGTCGAATACATTATGCCATCGCTCATGCGTATTTTTACCACTCACAACAATATTGCTGAATTTGAGCCACAAGGACCTGAAGACGTTGAAATGGCACAACAGGCTACCGATTACTGCAATTACGTATTTAACAGGCAAAATGAGGGCTTTAAGGTCCTCTACGACGTCTTTAAGGACGCATTGATAAGCAAAACAGGGATAGTCAAGCATTATTGGGAAGAAAAAGCAGAACAAAGCAGAGAAACATACACAAACCTTACAGAGATTGAATATCAGTCAATATTAGCAAATGACGATATAGAAATATTAGAATTAACTGATAATTTAGTGCAAGAAAGTCAAAAACTTCCTGATGGCACAGAAACTCCTGATGTTTATAGCTACGATGTGGTAGCAATGAGGAAAAAAGTTAACGGACAAGTAAGAATTATGTCTGTACCGCCTGAAGAATTTTTGATTTCACGCAGGGCTGTTGATTTACAAACCGCTCCTTTTATTTGCCACAGAGTCAAAAAGACAGTTAGTGACCTCATTTTAGAGGGTTATGATGAAAAAATCTTAGAAATGATACCATCATACACAGATACTGAGGCAGAATATAATCAAGAACGCTTAGCTAGGTTTACTTACGACGACACAGATTTGCCGCCTGACCCAAGAGATGGTGCAAACAAAACTGTTTGGATAGAAGAATGTTACGTACATGTTGACTTCGACGGAGACGGCATTGCAGAACTTAGAAAGATTACTAAAGGCGGAAACTTTATACTTGACAATCACGAAATAGATTATTTGCCTTTCTCAGCTATTTGTCCACTACCAATACCGCATAAGTTTTATGGCATGAGTATTGCTGATACAGTTAAAGATATACAGCTTATCAAATCGACGATTGTTAGAAACTTGTTAGATAACATGTACTTAACGAACAATTCTAGGTACGCTGTTCTTGCAGGACAGGTTGAGCTAGATGATTTGTTAACCAGCAGACCTGGCGGAATTGTTAGAATGCGTGCACCTAATGCAGTGACACCATTACCAACACCACAAATGCAACCATTCGCTTTTGAAATGGTCAAATATTTAGACCAAATACGTGAAGAACGCTCAGGCGTATCTAAAATGTCACAAGGATTAAATCCTGATGTATTGACATCTCATGTAACTTCAGGAGCTATATCAGCAGCAACCGAGTCTGCTATGCAAAGAGTGGAGCTGATTGCACGTATATTTGCTGAAACAGGCGTTAAAGACTTATTTAGATGTATTTATTCATTGGTACAAAAATACGAAGACAGGCAAAAAATGGTTTATTTAAACAACAAGTTTGTTCCAATAGACGTATCACGTTGGAAAGAAAAGTTAAATTGTACTGTGAGCGTTGGGATTGGTAGCGGTAGTCAACAAAGCAAAATGCAAGCGACTGCATCAATCATGCAAGTTTTACAAACTCTTGTTCAACAAGGCGGTATGGGAACATTGGTTACACCGCAAAACATATACAACACAATTAGTGAATACATAGAGCAAGCTGGTTATAAGAATCCTGACCAATTCATATCGAACCCTGCAAACATGCCACCGCCTCCGCCACCACAACCAAGCGTGGAAGAGAAGGTACAAGCACAAAAAGCACAAGTTGAATTGCAAAAACTACAGTTGCAAGCCAAAGAGATACAGATTGACACTATGATTAAAGAACAAGAACTCGACTTGAAAAAACGTGAGGCTGCTATCGAGTTAGCTTTGAAACGCAAAGAATTACAATTAAAAGAGTCTGAACTTAAACTTAATCAAGCTGAATTAGTATTGGAGAGCGTGCAAGAAAGACCAGTTGCAATAGGAAAAACCTAATGGTCGCACCAGTTTTATTCAGATTATTGGCAAACGTCGCTACTCGTAAAGGGCACGCTAGGTATTTAGAAATGGCTAAAAGATTAGTCAAAGAAATGAAAGGTACTGGTGAATTAGCAAAACTTACTGTTACACAAAAACAAAAATTCAAAAATGATTTCGTAAATTTTGTTAACAAAACTTTAAGCAATCCTAAAGCGTCTCAAGGTTATCAACAAGGTTTAACAGTAAGCCAAGTCAAGAAGGACATGAGAAGTGCCCTGAAAGAATTAGACAAAATAGACGACATCATTTTAAAAGGTGGGCTTCCAACAGGCAGACAAACAGTAAGTTTAGGCAGGCAACTACGTGATGATTTAAACTATAGTCGTGCAACATCTGCGATTGCAAAAACCAACAAAAGCAAAGAAGTAGCAGCTTATACCAAATTAGCTAAAGAAAGAGAAAAAATTAATAAGAGTAAAAAATTTAGGAATAAAGTAACCAAAAAATATTAGGAGGAAACTTTTATGCCAATGGGTAAAGGAACTTACGGAAGTAAGGTTGGTCGTCCGCCGATGAAGAAGAAGAAAAAGGACAAAAAGAAAAAAAAGAAAAAGTAATTGACTAAGTTATACGAAAAATCAGAATTAACGCATCATGATTTACAAAAAATGATGCTTAAGTACAGACTTTCAATCAATGAGGTATTCCAAAAAACAGGTATTCCTGTTAATCACATTAAGGGATATCTTACTGGGAGAAGAACTATACCCACTCATGTAGTGGATAGAATCAAACAGATAGGAGAAGAAAATGGCGACTGAAAAAGAAGAGCAGATTAGAGACGGACAAAATGCTCAAGTAATATTAGAAAATCCATTAGTTGTTGGAGCTTTCAACAAAATACTAAACGAAGGTTATCAACAGTGGATTTCAACTAAGGCAACAGAACAAGATGAAAGAGAAGCACTCTATCATCAACAAATAGCTGCCTTAAAATTCAAACAAGTTTTAATCAACACCATAGAAAATGGAAAATTGTTGGAAGAAGAACGTAAAAAGGAGGTTAAATAATGGCTATACCAAAAAAACCTTCTGCACATAGCGGAATTCCTGTGACTGATGTCAATTCAGCACAGCAAGCGATTCATGGTTTAATGAGTTCTCCTGAGGAGCAAAACACAGAAGACCAAGAACAAACAGAAGTAGAGGAAAATACTTCTGAACAGGCAATGGAAAATGCCGAATCAGTTGAGACAAAAGCAGAAGACAAACCTGATACAGGCGAGTTAACTGCTGAGGATTTAGTTGATGATACTCAGACAGAAGAAGTCGAGACACCTGACACATACACCATCAGAGTTGATGGAAAAGATGTAGAGGTTACTCTTGAGGAACTTAAAAATGGGTATAGCAGACAAGCTGATTACACAAGAAAAAGTCAAGTATTGGCAGAACAAAGGCAAAGGGCTGACCAAGAGTTAGCAGCCACTCAGCAAGAAAGACAGCGATACATTTCACAACTTGAACATGTAACCAAATCGGCAGATGCACAAATACAAAAGTATCAAAATACCGATTGGGATAGACTCAAGACAGATAACCCTGAAGAATATTACGCTAAGCGTGATGAATTTAGAGAGTTGAAAGAAAATAAACGAAAAGTTGAAGAGGAACGGAATAAAGTGTTGGTAAAACAACAACAAGAAACCGCTCAACAATGGCAGCAGACACTGGCACATCAAACAGAAGTGTTAAGCAAAAGACTTCCTGAATGGAATGACCCTGACAAAGGTCCTAAGTTAAAACAAAACATCAAGCGTTTTGCTATGGATAAGGGTTTTACAGAAGAAGAAGTTAACAGTTTGATTGATGCAAGGTCAGTAGACGTGTTACATAAGGCAATGCTTTATGAAAATTTATTAGCAACAAAAATCTCTAAAAAGAAAACTAAGGTTGTACCTAAAGTAACAAAGCCTGGCACAGGCACTACTAAAGGTGACGTTATGAGTGAAAAGACCGCACAATTAAAACGGAGGGCTAAATCAACAGGGAAAGTAGATGATGCTGCAAAGCTCATCGAATCACTTATGAGTTAGTCCAATACTTAAACTTTTAACAAAAGGTAATCATAATGGCACAATTAACAAATACATTTGAGACTTATGATGCTGTAGGCAACAGAGAAGACTTGCAGAATGTTATTTATAACATTTCACCAACTGATACTCCATTTATGTCAAGTATTGGTACTGGAACTGCAACATTCACTAAACATGAATGGCAAACAGATTCTCTAGCAGCTGCGGCAGCTAATGCTCAAGCCGAAGGAGATGATTCTCCAACTGCTGCGTTGTCAGCTACAACTCGTGTCCTCAACTATACACAGATTTCATACAAACCTGTTATGGTCTCAGGCACACAAGAAAAGGTGATACACGCAGGCGTAAACTCAGAATTAGCTTATCAAATAGCTAAAGCTGGTAAAGAACTAAAAAGAGACATGGAACTTGCGATGACTGGTAAAGTAAACGCAGGTGCAGGTAGTGGAAACGGAGCATCAGCACGTACATCACGTGGTTTTGAATCTTGGACTACTACTAACAACACTTATGGTTCAGGTGGTTCAAACTCTAGTGGAGCTGTAACAGACGGCACACAAAGAGCGTTGACCGAAACAATTTTAAAAACAGAAATAAAAAATTGTTACGATAATGGTGGAGACCCTGATTTATTGATTGTTGGCTCGTTCAACAAACAAAAAATATCAGGCTTTACTGGTAACAGCACAAGAATGGATATGGCAGAAGACAGAAGACTTGTTACTACCATTGACGTTTATGTTTCTGACTTTGGAGAAGTTAGAGTAATGGCAGACAGAGTTCTAAGAAGCTCAGGCAGAAGTGCTCTTGTAGTACAAAGCGATATGTTTGCAACTGGTTACTTGAGACCTTTCCAAACAATAGAATTAGCAAAAACTGGTGACGCAGAGAAGAGATTGCTCTTAGCTGAATGGACACTGGTTGCTAAGAACGAAGCATCATCAGCGACTATTGCTGACTTGACAACTTCGTAAAAAATTTAACTATCCTATAGTTAGAAGGAGGCGGTTTTATTCATACTTTCCGCCTCCACTCGGATACCAAATTAATAATGACCTTGAAGAGGTATCGCTTCGGAACGAGGGTTATTAACACGGAGAACTTTAATGAGAACATTAAACGATTATTTTATAAGCGGTAGAGTTGCTGATATATCAACAGCAGGCTCAACCTTTGTAGCAGTTCCTGATGGTGGCAAAATAATTAAAATTATGACTGTCTTACAGGGAGCTATAAGTGGTGGTAATGCTGCAATTACTTTTGAGATTGGTGGTACTGCTGTAACCAATGCTGGTATAACAGTAGCACACTCAGGTTCAGCAACAGGTACTATGGATTCATCTGTACCATCAGCACTTAATGAAGTTGCAGAAGATGGTTCTATCGAAATTATTACTGATGGAAACTCTACAGGTGCTAAAGCACTAGATGTAACATTTATAATCAGGAGATAAGCATGGCAAATTGGCTAGGTGGCTACAGAGTTATAGCTAATCACACAAGAACGACAAGCGGAACTTCAGCACAAACATCAGCTTTTAATGCTGCGGTTGAATATGTAAGAGTAACGACTACTGGTCCTGTATTTATCGAGTTTGGAGCAAACCCTACAGCGGTTGCTGCTACCTCTATTTACATGGCAGGAGATGAATCTATTATCTTTAAAGTAGATGGTGGTATGAAAATGGCTACCATACATGGTAGTGGCACTCCTACTGTTTATGTTCAGGAACTTAGTGAATGAGCAAAAAACTCGACAACAACCAAATCTTTCATTGGCACGAACCAACAAAAGAAATGGCTATTGAACATATTGAGGATATACAACCCCTTATTGATTCTAACAAACGATTACAACAAGAAGACCATCACAGAAATGATGAATTTAGGCTCTCTGCTAGAGTGCCTACTACAGTTGTATACGAATGGAGAAACAAGTTTGGGGTTGATATTTTCAATCCAAACCATAAAGAGGCTGTTAAGAAACTATTAAACAGCCCTGATTACAGATATTTAAAAACAACTAATAGAAGGATATAATGGCACTTACAACATATTCGGAACTAAAAACAGCTATTGCTAATTGGCTTGATAGGTCTGACTTAGACGATAGAATACCTGAGTTTATACAACTTGCAGAAGCAAGGCACAGAAGAGATTTTAAGATTAGAAGAATGGAAACTAGAGTAACTGCAAATACGATTGCAGATACAGAATACTATTCTTTACCTGATAATTTTGTAGCAATGCGTAATATTCAACTAAACACAGACCCAAAAACGTC